CAGTCTTCTGAGACAAGCTTACCTACTGGTGGTAGTCAGATTAATGGACAAGTACAACTAAAAGAAATTACTGCATCAAGTTACATATCGTCTGGTGGTACACTACGTATACCTTCTAATATGTGGGTGTGGTCAGATAGTACATCAACCCCAGCGTTAACAATAGATATAGCTTGTACCGTTATAAATGATGGTAAGATTATTGGTAAAGGTGGGCTTGGTGGTTACTACCCCGGCCTTGGTAGGGGCGTAGGAGGCCCAGCTATTAACGTAACAGCCTCTGGAGTTACTATAACTAATAGTTCTGGTGCTTACATTGCAGGTGGCGGTGGCGGTGGTGCTAATGGTCAGGATGGTGGTGACGCACAAGACCAGAATGGTGGCGGCGGCGGTGGTGCTGGCGGCGGTATTGGTGGTAAAGGTCTTGATACATACCCATTTAGTCCCGGTGGTGTTCTTAACGCTGTAGGAGATAATGGAAAACACCCTAATGGAACTACAGTAATTACTAATGGTGGAGGTGCTGGTGGTGGCTGTGGTGGTTCATATGCTTATCCAGGAGGTGGTGGTGGGCGTATACTTCCAGGCGTAGGTGGACGTTTCTACTCTGTTGCATCAGGTCTTAATTGGGGATCAGGTGGTTCAGCAGGTAACGCAGGATATGGCCCTAACTCTACTTATCCAGGACAGGTTACGGGAGGTGGAGGCGGTGGATGGGGAGCATCAGGGGGCAATAGCGCTGGACCAGGTTACCCATATAACATAGGTGCGGCAGGAGGAGCAGCAATTTCAGGAACCTCAAGGACACTAAGTAATAGTGGTACAATTTACGGATCAACATAATGAGTAGATACTTTTACGCAACAATACCATACGAAACTATAACAGACGTTGAAGCTGCAGTTAGGAATATGAAAGATACACTAGACAATAAGCCTACAACTTGGTGTGTTGTAAAGGCTATGATAAACCCTAAAACAATTTCTTTATCTTCTGGTGATATAATTGGTTGGGAGACAGGTGAACCTTTAAATGATTCACAAATAAAATCGTTAAGTAGTTCTGATACTATATATAATGTGTATGCAATTCAAGGTGGTGATAACTTTACTGAAGTAGCAGAAAAAGATGTATCTACAAAAGTAAATGACATGAGAAAGTTTTATGCTAACTGGGCAGCAGTAGAATCTTATTTTGACTCTCAAGAAACTAAATTTATAAATATAACAAACGAGGACATGTCTGGTTATGTCTAACATCACACCAGAAGAATTAGAAGCTATGCTAGATCGTGCAGCAAAGCGTGGTGCTAAGATGGCATTGCGTGAAGTAGGACTACATGATGACGATGCTCGTAAAGACATAACAGAAATGCGTAACTTACTAGAAGCATGGCGTGATACACGTAAAGGTGTGTGGTCAACTATGGTCAAGATGTCAACTGTAGCAGTAATAACATTCATTGCCGCATCACTTTGGATGCAAATAGGGAAATAAGATATGGCTAATAAATTCGCAGGATTCACTAATGAGTCAATGGAAAAGAAGATACTCCCATCACTGGGCTACACAGGGGCAATGGATAGAGATTCCATAAATAAGTTTCTTGCAGCTAGTCCTGCAGCAGCAGCACAAATGGGTAAGTACACTATGGCAGCTAGGCAGATGGTTGAGGGTAAGCGTCTTAATAAATTTTTAGGTGGTCCTGCTTTTGGTTCACAGGAGTATAAAGACCTGACAGCAAAGACACATGCTGCTGCACTACAAAGACAGGCAGATAAAAAAACTATGGAATCGGGTGATGTAGGGCAAAGGATGGCTGTTTTACAAAGACAACAGAACGCTCCAAGCCCTGATCCATTAGCAACACAATACTCACAGAACGATGTTATTAGAGGAGTTAACTCAGGCGGTTCAGGTAGTAGTGCAGCATCAGCATCACAACCAGTAGCAATGCCTAGTACACCTAACGTTTCTGGGGGTAGTGCTACTACTAATACAACAGGTGCTGATCAGGCTACTAGTCAACAAGGCTCGTTTCAAACAACAGGCGCTATGGGTATGCCAAGTGGCGGTAACATGACTGCTCAAATAGCAGCAGACCCTACTGCTCCTACAACTGTAGCTGCTGTACAATCTAATAATAACCCAGCAGCTAATATAGCTGAGAACACTGGACAGGCAGGAACAGCTACACAAGCTGGTGTAACTACAGCAGGAACAGCAGCACAGGCAGCAGCACCTACAACAACACCTGCTGCTCAAATGACAGCAGCCCAATCACAAGGTGCTGTAGGTCAGGCTTTGCAGGGTATGGCTGGCGAACAAGGACAAGTAAGCCCAGAGTCATTAATGAATGCGGCACAAATGGACCCTAATTCTGCTGCATCTCTACAACTACAAGCAGCACAGCTAGGACAAGCACAAACAGTGCAAGCACCTACACCTTTACAGGTTACACAAGATCAACTCATAGATGGCTCTTCTGTAAAGCAAGGACAGGTAGATGCTACCCTAGCAAAAGCTGAAGCTGCTCTTGTACAAGATGAGATGGCTGATTTGATGCAAGACTTTCAGGGTGGTAACACACCTGTATGGGCAGCAGGGGCCATGAGAGCAGCCAACGCAGCAATGGCTGCACGTGGATTGTCTTCCTCTAGTATGGCAGGTATGGCTATTGTACAGGCAAGCATGGAAGCAGCACTACCTATTGCACAGATGGATGCATCTAACAAGCAGCAAATGGCAATGATGAAAGCAGAGCAACGTGCCAAGTTTATGGGCATGGAGTTTGACCAGAACTTCCAAACTAAAGTTAAGAATGCTGCACGTATATCTGAGATAGCTAACATAAACTTTAGTGCAGAACAAACTATAGCCTTAGAGAACGCTCGTATGGCTCAGACAGTAGACCTAGCTAACCTGTCGAACAGACAAGCAAAGGTTATGGCTGATGCAGCCACCATGACGCAGATAGATATGGCTAACTTAGATAACAGACAGCAAGCAGCAGTACAGAATGCACAGGCTTTCTTGCAGATGGACATGGCAAACTTAGATAATACACAACAGATGACTATGTTTAAGGCACAGGAAACTACAAACTCCATACTTAGTGACACTGCTGCCCTGAATGCATCAAGACAATTTAATGCCTCTTCTCAAAACCAAACAGATCAGTTCTTTGCGTCACTTGGATCACAGGTATCACAGTTTAATGCAGAACAAAACAACGCTATAAAACGTTTCAATGCAGGTGAAACAAATGCACTAGCTCAGTTTAATACAGCACAGAACAATGCACGTGAACAGTTCAACGCACAGAACCATCTTGTAATTGCACAGGCTAATGCTCAGTGGGCGCAGAACATTACCACAGCAGAGAATGCAGCAGTCAATCAAGCTAATCGTGACGCAGCTATAGCAGCCAATAACTTAACCATGACAGGCTACAACAATGCTATACAACGTGAGCGTGACATACTAGCATGGGCATGGGAAGCAGGACAGAATCAGAAAGACAGAGACAAAGCTATTGCTGTAGCAACTATTGAAGCTACTGATGGTGAGTCTTCAGGTAACTTGATAGCAGATTCAGCAGGTAACTTATTATCAAAGATAGTAAACTCAGCTATTGATTCTTTTGTACCAGACATTGTAGACGCAATAAACCCATTTAACTAAGAGAGATTTATAATGGCGTATAATCCTAATTCATATTTTAATTATGAGGCTGGACGTGGGAGTATATATAGCTCTCCACCAAAGAGTAAACCTAAGAATGCTAACCAACAAGCTGCTAAATCAATGGGGTCTGCAGGTATAGGTGGCCTTGGTGGTAAGCCTACTACAACTGCTGCACAAAAGATTCAAGATAATTTTAGAGAACAGACACAGAAAGATAGTGGTAGTACCTATGATGAAATAGCTTTACCTACTGAAGCAGAAGTAGATAAAGGAATTAAAAAAGGATTAGGCTCTCCCGACAAATCAGATGATGACAATAAAGATCAGACACCTTTAAGTAGAATAAAAAGTACCTTTGATAGTGTGTCAGAAATGATGGGTCTAGGCAAACCTGAGAAACCAAAAAGAGCAGCATACACACCAGAGAAAATCTATAGTACTGCTGCGTTTAGAGCTAGGTCTAATGACCCTATTGATCTGGACGCACAGAACAGAAGGATAAATGCTGCAGTAGACTTTGGAAACAGAGCGCCTATGGCATACTTACCTGCTGGTGGTACTTACGATGAGATAACAAAACAAAGGGGCGCTGATGAGCGTAGTCAACAGAAAATGGCAGAATCTATAAACGCTACAATAGAACAACTCTACGCTGCTAATGATCCTGCAAGACAGTTCTATCAGTCTGGCGTACCTATGGAGCAGAGACTGTTTGCACCAGAGCCAGGGTATGATGAAATAGCTTTACCCTCTGAGGCAACAGTAGACAAAAAGATTAAAGGCTTAGGAGCTAGACCAGAGGTTACTGTCACTGAGCTTGACTACACAGTAGAAAGTGGTGATACAGTATCTGAAATAGCACAAAAATTTGGAACTACCGTTGAAGAGATTTTAAGATTAAATGATGACATAGAAGATAAAAATGTAATAACGACAGGTCAGGAGATTAAACTACCTGTAGATGCTATAACTGCTGCTACAACAGAAAAAACAGGTCAGTTTATAGATGACATAGGAACATACGGTGAGGGAGATCATGGTAGTACGCCAGTACAAAGTAATGATGAAGGTGCTGCTGCAGATGATTTAGACATTGGATA